TTAACCCCTTAAAATATCATTAATAATTTCTTCTATTCTCAAATCTTTTTCATTAGGCTGATGTTGATCTTCTCTTTGTACACCTTCTGTCATACTTGATGGCTGCATAAATGCTCCATGTGTAGATGGATTTGAAACAAAATCAAAGGCAATAAGTTCAAAATCATCTTTAACTTTATCTATCACATCATCGGCTTCTTTTATCTGTTCAATCGAACCCAAACCTCTAGATGAAATTCCTAATTTAATATCATTCTTAAATAATTCTTTTAAAATATTACCAGCTGGTGTTGAAAGAACTTCAACTGTTCCAACTAAATCATTACCATTCCAATGCATTTCTTTTATATTATGAGATACATTATTAAGATTTACAACTGATGATTCTGGATGATCTAATTCTCCTAAAGCTCGTCGTTCTCTAATCTGAACATCTGAATATTTTTGAGCTTCTCTCATTAATACTCCACGGGGATATACTCTGCCATTTTGATTTTTTGCATTAGCTCTTTGAAGAACGCCATTTACAATTAATTTTCCTTTATTCTCTTTCATAGATTCATTAATTTGATCTGACTCTACTTCAAAATTTATATAATCTACTAACAACGACTTTGACATTATACATCTCCTTGATATAAGAATATTACATCACCGGCTGATATTGCTGAAGACCCACTCCAAGATATTGGTGATATTTCTATATTAGCGCTACCGGACCCAATAGAATGTCCCGAACCAAAATTTTTCAATCCATCTGTATTATTAAATCGAAAGAAAATATCCCCACCTTTACTATTAACTACCCTAACTGCATATGGTCTCCTACCATTTTCTACAAAAGATGCTGATGTAAGTGGAGCAGGAGTTTCAGCATAAGGAAATGATCTAACTGAATGTCCTCTAAAAACTATTTTATCAGCACCAGCTGCCGAACCTGTATATCTTTCTGACATATCTATTTCCTCCCTTTACCGAATTTATCGATTCTGCTATTTTTATTTTTTTTCTTAAAAGCATGTGGAGTTTCGAATCCTTGAATATTCGCCGTTCCATTTTCATCAATTTCTTCGGCAACTTCATGAAAAATTTCTTTTATCATTTCTCTCAATTTTGATTCAAAATTATTATCCATTATTTCTTCAACTCTTTAATTAATTCATAATATCTCATCATTTGTACGACTACATCATCTTCAACAGTTTTAGATTTAGAACCAACCTTACAAAACTTATTTATAGAATTTATAGCCTCTTTTAATTTAATTTTTACTACCTTTTCTCTAATTTTGCCTTTATTTTTGATCAATTCTTTTTTAATTAATGGCAATTTTTTATTAATATATTCCTTTAAAGAGTTAGTATTACTTATATTATTTATATAAGCTTTAAGTAAAGTTCTTTGATTATTATCCAATACGGAATATTTTTTATTAAATTTTTCTAATAGATACCTATATGAAAGTATTCTTAAATCTTCATCTTCAGATAAAGTATCTTTATACTTAGCTATATTAGATAAACTAATATCTTTAGATATCTTAGGATTACTTGTAACATGTTCTAATATGGTAAAATAAATTTCTGTCTTTTCACTTGGACTCATACCCTTAGAATTTTCAAATAATTTATATACGGAAGCAAATAATTTATAATTATCAACTTTAGACGATAAAAACTTTTGAAGATCGTAATATTGCTTAATTTCTTTAATGAGATTATATTTTTCTCTTTTTAATAATCTTTGATTAATAAATTTTCTATAAGTATTTATTGTCTCTGTTATTAAAAAATCAGCTTTCTTATCGGATTTAAACTTTTCTGCTATTAAAGTATTATATAATTGAATTTCTTTTCCTAATTCTGTCTTATTATTAAAAAATTCTTTAATAATTCTAACCGCATGATTATGTTTATTGTTAATTAACAGATCAGACGTTACTTGTCGAACTAAAAATTCAAATACCAACCCAGTATTCTTTATTTTACTATGTTTAGATTTTCTTTCTATCATAATACATATCCCCGTATATTTGTTTATTAATGGGTATAATTAATCATATATAAATATAATACTTTTTATGTTTATTACTTTTTTATACTCATTTATCATCATCGATTAGAGAATTTTCATTTAAAAGTCCATTACCATTTATAGTTTTTCCATATTTATTCTTTAAAGATTTTAATATACCATCAATATTCTCAGATCTAGATGAAAAACCTCTACTAGTAGCTAATGGACTTCCACCTTTGAACTTCCCCTTGGTAGAATCCTTTTTACTTTTACGTTTGAATGGATTTTTATCATCTTTTCCAAGTTTATCCCTACCATAATATTTTTCATCATCCATTCCTAAATCTTTATTACTTCCACCCCATTCATCTCTTCTAGCCATTTCACCACCTGGGCCTCCATCCGGACCACCGCGTTCTACTGTATCACCACTTTCTTTAGGATCATTACCTTCCATTTCAATCTGTTCTAATCTGAAATTTTGTTTAGCATCTTCAACTACTTGATCCATCATAAGTTTTACCTCATCAGTATTAAAATTAAATATATGTTCATAAATCCAATGATTGGAAAACATTTTAGCTTCTTTAGCTGACATAGCTGCATCAAGTTTTTGAGACATTATTTCCAATTTTTCTTGTTCTTGAATGCTAGATGGATTTTGTAATTCTAATTCAAAATTTAAAAGTTCAGCATCATCATATCCCTGAGTATATAAATGAACTATTGCTATCTTTGTTAACTCAGATATAACTATTTTTTGAACTCTTTGAATTGTACGGGCGAACCTTACATCTTCCGCCGCCAATGTAGCTTTTGAACCTACACCTTCTTCATACCCAAGAAATGCTTTAGGTATTTTAAGAGCAGCCATCATTTTATTTCTTAAATATTCGATATCTTCAATAGCATCATATTGCAATCCAGCTAACGGTTCAATACTTGTTCCACTATCACTACCACGAACTGGCAAAAAGAAATCTTCCGAAACAGATTGTATATTGTATCTCAAATTATAATCACCGGTAGCTTGATCTATAACAGGAGTTTTTTTAATTTTATTTACAATTTTATTCATAAAGTTTTCAACTTCATTTGGTGGAATATTACCAATATCAATTTTAAATACTCTTCTTTCCGGAGCTCTCATAATACGGTGAATTAACATAGCATCTTCCATAAGAGTTAACATTTTAAATACTTTTCTGGCACCTTCTATTTGTGATTTACCATATGGAGCAAAATTTGAATCTGATAACAATCTAAAATGAGCTACTTCATAACTTTCTAACATATTCTCATTCATATTATTATCCCCAATCAATGTAAATTGAACTAAATTAGGATTTTCAGGATCATGATTTTCCATTCTTATTATATCATATGGAGATAAAGGCTTTACATTAATTACGCCATGTTCATCTAATATATCCATTAACAAAAAGAAATCTCCATATTTTGTAAGATTTCTTATCCAAGACCACAAATTAAATTCAATATTTAACACATCATAAAATAAATTATGTAATATTTTATATAATTCTGTATTTTCAGTTTTAATATTTAAAATTTCACCTTCAATATTATCAGTAGAACATTCATCCGCATAAACATCTAATGCTGATGCTATAATTGGATCATTATCCATCAATTCATAATCTTTAAATAATTCTATTCTCTGGACATCAAATGATGGATTGTGTGACCTTGCATAAGATGATCCAAAAGAACTTTGCATAAGTCTATTGTATCTATCAATAAAATTAGATGTATATCCTTTTTGTCTAAAATCGACATCCTTAACAACTAATCTATCATCTTCAGTTTTTTTTATTATAACATTAGTTTGAAATAATCTCAGTAATCTACTAAATAAATTAGTATCAGCCATTAATTAAACTCCTTTTATTTTAACCTATTAACCACGTTAAATCTTGTTCATCATCTCCACCACTTTCCCATTTCCACGGATTATATTGATTATTTATAGGTGCTTTATTAGAAAACCCAGCATCATAGTCTACATTACCGTTAGAATCTAACATAGAATTCATTACAGACAATTGATGATTATCTTTATCTTTTTTTAATCTCAATGCAGTATCTCTAACCCATAATGCCAATGAATAAGACATAACCAAATCATCGTTATATCCTTCCATAGCTTCTGCTCTAGCATGTAAAACTCCAACCTTATATATAAAAACAAATAGTTCATCTACTAATCTGGCAGATTTCAATTTTACCATTTTTTCACGAGTATATTCATCCATTTTAGCAACTACTAATGGTCTAGTTTTTTGTGTAGTAGTAAATCCAGGAACCATCTTTTTATCTTGAGCTCTATATTTATTAGAAATCATTTGATGTTCAACATCAACATATTTTAAATCAGCAGATTGATAAAACAAATTTTTATAACCTCTATCTATAACTGTTTGAATTGTAGCCCAACCTATATTATTATTTTCAATAACAAGTAGAGCATCATTATATTTTGTCGCTAAATCAATCAAAAAATGTCCATAATCTGTTGTTGATAATTGTCCTTTATATTCAGCTATTTGTTCTAACTCTTCCACTTCAAAAACTTGAGTAGCTGAATAATCCGCACCATCGCCCCTAGCAACATCAGCAACAACAATGTAATCCTTTGTATAATCTGGTTGTTTCCAAATCCATAAATTCCTATCAATTCCTATTTTTTCTACAGGTTCTTCAACCATATTTTCTTTATACCATTGTAATATTAATGGATCTACAACAGAATTACCTGAAGTGAGAAAATCGGCATCACATTCTTGTGCTGCTAATGTTGGACCTAATTTAATATCTTGTTCATCTCTCCAAGATTGATCTCTATCAGGATGAAGTGTCCAAGGTAATTCAATAAAATTAAATCCATTTATACCATCTATAGCGGCCATCCAAGTCTTATGAAACCAATTACCTACACCATTAGGTGTAGAAAGTGTTATACAATCACCACCTG